AAAAGCATTCAGAAGTCAGTTTAGAGGGGTTCGTGATATCAATTTTTTCTTATTCAGATTGACTAAGTTATTTGCTTAGTCCACAGGTTTTGTACATGATCCAGAATAACTCTATTTCTCTACTTATTAATTGTTTACTATTCATTATATTCCTTGTATAATAAGCATTTTAAATGCTATAACATCGTAAAATGATAAACCAATCGATTTGATAATCAATTTTTCGGTTGTGATTTAATAAAATATGGGGATACAATTATCTGTGCACTGAAAGTCAAAAGATTTCATGCAGTTATAGCTCATTTTCGAGCATGTCTTTTTTAGTTAAGACGCAGATAATATGTTAGATATAGTATAACTGACTACAAAGATAGATTTTTTTTCTACCTATTCATTTCTTTAGATGAATTTCTATGATGCCCTTTGCTCCTGACGTACAATTCAATATTTTTACATTTAATCGAACCAAAGATTCTTTAAGTCAAGTCGTTAAGCAGATTTACATGTTGATTATCAATTGTTTATACTGAATTTCGTGGCACATTTTTTCAAAACTCCAATGTGCCACGAATGTGCCACAAAAATTATGAGTGTTTTTGAAAATTTTAGTAATTCCCATAAACAAAAAAATCCTGCAAATCATTGATTTTGCAGGATTTATCTATTTTTTAGTGCTTTTTAAAAACTTTAAATTTGCACCTGGCGGAGAGTGAGGGATTCGAACCCCCGAACCTGTGACAGTTAACGGTTTTCAAGACCGCCGCATTCGACCACTCTGCCAACTCTCCGCGACAAAAGTACGAATTTTCACACTCCCACCAAATTTTATTTTATATATTGCGCTTATTGAGCTTTTATAAACTGAATATCAGCACTAAATTTTACTTCGTCACTTACCATTACCCCTCCTGTTTCCAACGCCGCATTCCAATTAAGGCCAAATTCTGAACGTTTGATTTTGCCTTCTACAATAAATCCAGCTTTCGTATTTCCCCAAGGATCTTTTTGGATACCCGCAAATTCCAAGTCGAAAGACACCGGTCTAGAAACGTCACGAATTGTCAAATTTCCCTTAATTTCATTATTCTCCAAGCTCGTTGCTTCAAATGTAATTGCTGGATATTTCTCTACATCAAAGAAATCTGCACTTTTTAAATGACCATCACGTTGCTCATTACGTGTATTAATCGATGCCGTGTCAATAACAACTTTCGCAAGGGCATTTTTAAAATCTTCGCCCTCGGCGTCAACATCTATTTTAAAACTGTCAAAGTTTCCTTTAACGTTTGTAATCATCATGTGTTTTACTTTGAATTCTATCTCGCTATGTGCAGCGTCTAGTTCCCATTTTCCTTGTGCCATAATTTTATGTTTTTTTCTATTTGTTTAACAGCACAAAGTTAACAGCAGTTTTATTCAATTTGTTTGACCTAGATCAATAAAATAATCTTGTTGAAAAGCAATCAGTTATTGAAAAACCACAAAAAAAAGTCAGTGATATTTTGGAAATACAACACAAATGTCTACTTTTGCATTACCGAAAACGACGCGCCAATAGCTCAGCTGGATAGAGCATCGGTTTTCTAAACCGACGGTCTCAGGTTCGAATCCTGATTGGCGTACCAAAAGTGTTAAAAATCGGCCTTAATGATATCATTAAGGCCGATTTTTCATTTTACTAGTTTTGTAACTAGTCAGATCGGGGCCCGTGTTAACGATTTAAAGGCATTTTCTGCCACACCCAAAAACAAATTTAAAACGCGTTTAACATGAGAACCACCAACCAAAAAGTAAAAGTTTCTATCAGGCAAAGAACTCAAGGTAAAAATCCTGCAAGAGGTTCTGTCCACATACACGTATCTATCGACGGCGTTGCCGACATGATTCCACTTAAGATTTCATGGCCAGTAGACAAGTTCGACAATGGAGTACTGCTTCCCCGTGACGGATTTGAAGATGACACTCTTTGCACCCAAAACAATTTCCGGATACAAAATGAGCGATCGCGTGTCGACGCACTTGTCTTTAGATATTATGCACTTGATCGGGCCATTACCCATGAGCTGATCAGGCGCGAGGTATCGCTCAAAATATCAAAAGATGATATCGTCGCATTTATAAAAGGTGAAGGCAGGCAATTGCTCCGCGAGCATCTGATCGAGCACGGAACCTATAAGCATTACGTGACCGTGATCGCCCGGATAGAAAAATACTTTAAAGAGACCGGCTCCTACTGGAAATTTAATACGATAGATGATCACGAGCTCCGGATTCACCAGCGCTGGCTTCTGGACAATTTTACACACAATACAACAGCCGGCCACATGCGCGTGATCAAGAAGTTTCTGACTATGGGCGTATCAAAAGGACTTATCCCGGAAAGTCCTGCAGATAAATTGAAAACTTTAAAATATCAGGATGGAATCCGGGAAGTTCTGACAAAAGATGAAATCAACAAACTGTACAATTTCTATATCGAAGATGGCACGGAACTTCTAACTGAACTGGAACATACCGCACTTCGTCGATATCTTGTGGCCTGCTTTACCGGACTTAGAAAATCAGATATCGAGCAGCTTGATCCACGGCTCCATATCCGGAACAACAATATTCTTCGGTTAAGTATGTTCAAAACACGGAAATATGGTAAAGTCATTGAATTCACCCTGCCAAAAATTGCTGTGGAGCTGATCGGCAAAAAGAGAGGAATTATATTTCCCACCATTGAATCCTATTCGCTGGGCAAAGCATTACGTAGAGCACTGACGAAAGCTGGTATAGACAAATACATGAAATTTCACTCCAGCAGGGATACATTTGCGACCACGTTCATTTTATTAGGTGGTAATCCCGTCGATCTCATGGAAATTTTAGGACACTCCGATCTAAAAACAACCATGATTTACGTTAAGATGGCCAGCGACTCAAAAAGTAAAACAATGCAGTTCTTCGACGACCTAGTAAAATAACAGCAAAAATGTTCCAATTGTTCCAATCGCCCTTTTCGATAATGAAAAGGGCTTTTTTATGGCAATTGCCCTTTTGGAACACTTGGAACGGTCATAGATTATTGAAGCTGCAGCGCTTTCATTGCCCCATCCCATTTCTCCTCGAGCAGTTGATCGGCTAGTTTGGGAACCGCACGATCCAGTTGAGGATTTAACCACTCTTTGGCTTTTCGTTTCCCAGTCCCCAGCTTGCCCAATGATTTTGGATTGGTACTTTTCTTTTGTCCGGACTTTGTTGTCCAGGTCGAACCTTTTGAACCGGCCACACCTTTACCAGCCCCTTTATGCAAAAAAGCTAGGTAGCGGTGAAATTTAAATGTTATCGTTTCAATCTGACCATAATTCTGCTTATATCTAATTTTGATCGAGTTCTCACCCTCTCCAGTTTGCTGAGTACTGGTGACCATAGCTGCGTAGCTGCCTTTAATGGAGGTGATAGTTTCTCCTCCCCAGGCTTTTATTCGATTATTCCACATTTTTAAGAATTTACAGTGTTTTCAATTTTAACTTTCGTATCCTGGGCATTTTCAAATTCAGAAAACAACATGATGACCTTTTTATCACCCATGGCTATCATAGCCTGATAAATTAGATCCATCTTACTCTCCAGGACTGAAGTATCAGAATTGTTCTGAACAATCACTGGAGATTGCTTTGTTAGATTTCCGATTTGATTTATTCTCCCGGCCTCCATCATATCGACGAAATTAGCGATCCGGGGATCACGCAATTGTTCAGAAGAAATCACATATTCCGGCATATGGTTTTCACCTGCAGTAAATTGATTGCCCATCGAATTTGTAAACAAAGTCGGCTCGTTGACTTTCCCCTGAGCTTTCTTTCCAGGAGTAAAACCACCATGGAAAAATTGCGGTGGCTTCGTAGCAGCAATTACCGCGATCTGTGCAGCTCCGGCAGCAGCAGCTGCAGCAGCAAGAAATATATTGGGCAATGCCTTTGTTACCGCCAAAGCTGTGTTGATACCAGCCTGAAGCAATGACGCATTTTTATCAGCCTTCCACGCTTTCAGCTTTTCAGCGCGGGCCTGTTTGTCATATTTATCATTAATTGCCTTTTTTTGAGCTTCAGACAGATTCTTATTTGAAAGCTCTTTTTCCCGTTGCTTTTCAATATTTGAAAGCGCTGCATCGAGTTCAGCCTGCCGATTGTTGGCCCCAATTTGAAACAAAGCACCTGATAGATCCTCTGCAGCTTGGATGGCAGCGTCTTTAATCTTCTTGGCTCTTTCCTTATCGGCCTTACCATTCTCCTCATCCTTTTTCTGCTGGTACTTGGCATCAATGGCATCCATAGCTTGCTTGAAGAGCTCAGTGTCCTTTAATTGTTCACCATACTTTTCTCGGAGCTTATCTATCTCGAGCTGATGTTGAGCTTCGATTTCAGCAATTCTTCTCGCATGCTCATTTGCAACAAATCCTGTGGTACCTGTTTCTAAGACTTTGATCTCTTTCTCTAGCCGTTCACGCTCCCGAATTTTGGCCTGTGCAATCTCTCTTTCCCACGCTTCCTGAATTTGCGCTTTTTGGGCTTCATTGGTACCTGCATCTTTCAGCAACTTCTTATAATGCTCATCGATCCGAATCTGTTCCCGATCCAGCTCTGTAAGCATCTTTTGCCCCATGTCGGAACGGATTTTGGTGATTGCTTCAGAGATTTCCTTCTCTTGCTTTTCCCGTAAATGAGCAATTGCTGATTCTTTATCAGCCTGAAGGAAAAGAACGCGCCCCTCAGCTTCCAATCTCTCCTGCTCACTCGCCCCTTTCTTGTCACGGAAACCTTCCCAGGCTTCGATGAGTTTATCATACTTTGCCTGCTCAAGAGCTATTTCCTTATCATTTTCAGCAAGCTGATCCTGGTAGCGTTGTGCGTTAAACAGTTTTTCCTCGTCGACTAGTTTTTCATAGAGCTTTTGCGCAGCTTCTCGATCTTTTTCTTCCTGGCTTTTCTTGGGCTTTTTATCTGGAGAAACAATTAGTGCATTCCCTTTATTTATTTCCGGTTTTTTATCAACGTTATCATTAGCTTTTTTTGCGGCGTCACTTATACCATCAAAATATTCTATGACACTTTTCATTTGAGGAGTAAGTTCTTGGTGATATACATCCCGGAGAGAAACAGCGGCTTTATATGCCTGCCCCATCATCCTAAGATTTTCATCATTCCCAGTCTTGATCGCTCCTTTTGCCATCCGATTATCAAACCAGGTATTATTGGGATTATTTGCGTCTTTTAATCCTTGATTAGCTTTTTCTTGAGCTTGTTTCGCTAGTTTGATATATGTATCAAATTGAGTTTTCTGATCACTTATATTATCTCTATTCTGTAACTCGAACAGCTCTCTTTGAGCTTTTGTAAATGCACGAACCTTCCCTGTATTGATATCCATGGCGCGACCGTATTCGCCCCATTCGGTCACGGCTGTAGGAATGAGCACTGCCAATTGGTCAATAACTTTGCGAAGTTCTTCCTGTTCAGTCTTCGTTAAGGTGGTCTTTCCTTTTAGCTCCTCATAACGTGTTACTAGCGGAGATGTTGATTTTTCGAGACTTATAACGCCTTCCTCTTGCTTATGGAGCGCATTATTCATATCCTCTATTCCGTCACGGGAAACCAATAACCAATCGGTAAGAATGATCAATCCTTCGGTGGCAGCGGTCAACCATTCTCTCATTTTGGAATTTTCCCAAATGGTAGCCCAGCGGTTTGAAAGCTTATCAATAGTCCCTGCAAGGTTGTTATTAACGGTATCAAATTCGGCTGTAATTGAAGTTCCGTCCTGGAAGCTTTGGTTAGCTTCATCTTGACGCTGTCTCAACAAGTCAATATTATTAGCTAAAGATCCAATAGCTGCACGTCCTTCAGCTCCGGTAATATCCAAAGCTTTCATATTTTTGGCAAGTTCCGCAATACCTCCTCCGGTATTTTTTGATGCATCTAAGACACGCATCATTGCTTCATTGGCATCATCGCGCAAAAGGTTTGCGAAAGCCTGTACCTCCATCCCTGCAATCTTTGCGTATTTAGGGACATCACTTCCGAGACCTGTGATAAATTGCCCGATGGCCGTGGATGAGACTTGTGTCTTTTGCCCTAGCTCATCCATCACGGATGCCATTCCAAGTACATTCGGAAGCGATATTTTAGCAGCTGGTGCTATACCGGCCAACCGTGCAGAAAATTCAATAAGATTTTTTTCATTTGCTGTTCCGCTTGCGCCCAGATCATTGATTGCTGAACCAACTTTTAAAAGCCCTGATTCAATACCGAATTCTTCTTTTACTTTAAAAATATCGAGCAGTTTACCGAGTTCATTTACGGCTTCCTCGGTCCCTCCGAGATCCTCTCCCAGCGCAACACCAATTTTATCTGCAGCACGAACAAAACCCTCCACGTCTTCGACTGTAGAATAACCCAATTTACCAGCAACCTGAGCTAAGCCTAGCAGTTCATCTTTTGCTGTTCTAGTATCAATTTTTTGAAGGGATCTATTTACGGCTTCAACCTGGACTTCAGTTAATCCAGTGGTTTTCATAACCCCGGCAAACGAATCAGATAGTTTACTGTTTTGAGAAATGATATTTTTAGCAACGTCTATAAATGATCCACCAATGGTAGCGCCAATCGCCAGCTTAGCTAATTCAGCTAACTCACCTTTAAGATTAAAGAAACTTTCATGTGTACCTTCTGCCTCATCACGCAGGCTTTTCAGACGATCCTTGACCTGATCAAGAATCTTACTCTTTTCAGCAAATTCCTCGGATCCCCTGGGCAACAATGCTAATTCATTCCTCAACCTCGTGGCTGAGGCTTTGAGCTGCTTTAACGTGTCGTCAGCTGCATTTGCATTTAGGTATATATTTACCCCTCTATTTTCATTATTCGAAGCCATGCAACGAAATTCCTTCCGGAATTTTTGCATGAAACGACAACGGCCCCTAGAAGGAGCCGTCAATCAAAACTATAAAACATGGTTAGTAAGAAACATACTGTCCATCGAGTTGAAGAACCCAGTGGCCAATGATTTCAAATTTATCATGCAACAAAGAAGGATCGCTCACCATATAATACATCAGCGCATCCCTTCCGTTATATCTCCACCAATATCGATCGACATTTGAAGCCAGGACAACTACATTCTCAGATACCACATAATCATTATACGGCCCCTCTTCCCGGATGGACTGATCATCAACGTTGACAATCCTTCTGTCAACATGTACGTTTAGGTTATTCACTGAGATTGCACGTATGGACATCTGACTATCCTGATAAAATTCTAAAACAAGATCTGCATATGTTCGATAACTATTGCCGTTAGGCTTATTTTTCAACAATACCCTGGCATAAAGTTTCCCTTCCGGCGTAACAGTCTCAGGAGAGTTGACAACCACCCTAAATCCGGATGCAATTGCATTCAGATCATAATGCGGATAACAGATCACTTTCGCATCGATGCGCTCTGAATTATTCGCCGGTTCGAATGTAACCTTATCGATCAGTGCCTCCACTTTCGCTTTATTTACATCTGCAACCAGCAATTTTTGCAGCGGATTAATCGCCATAAATTGAATTACATCAAACTTCGCTGAGATTTCCACCTGCTCAGAGATGCAGTAATAAGCATACCATGCCAAAGAAAAGCGATTGATCACCCCCTTTTCACCGCCCAGAGTTAGCGAATTATTAAATGTTCTGTTCAGATTGCCGATATCATCCGCTGTAGCTTCAGCGATCCATACTGGACCGCCAAATCCGACCGAACCCTTATAGGAAAGCAGCCGGAAAGCAAAAGAATTTTTGCCATAAGTATTATCGGCATTGTATGCTGGCATCTCATTTAGGGCGACACCATAGCAATTGCCCATCTGTGTCTTCCGGGGCAACCGCACATTCTCAATATTCCAAAGTTTCTCAGCCCACATAAACGGCTGGCCGATGGCCATCTCCACTTCTTTAAATGAATCCGTATACCCCACAATGACCGATCCTTCATATGGCAGCACCTTGTACATTTCATCTGCATCATCTACTTTAGCAAGCAATTTATAGGCACTAATTGACTGCCTTTTTATCGACACAGAGTCTTTGATCTGCATACCGGATATATCCAACCGATTAGGTTCGGACAATATCTTGGTCGCTTTCTCAAAGTAGGCCTTTTTGGTCTGTGAGTCAAAATAGATCATCACCCGATGATCATTCCGGATCGCTTTGAAAAAATCCGCAATAGATAGCTTTGGTAGATGCTGCGCAGGGTTTATCATACCATTTGCCAAAATATCATCTCCAGTCCTCGTGCCGGTATTATCTATGATCAGTGATTTTATAAAACTATCATCCAAATACGATCCTTCAGCCTGAAACCCGAGAAACCTACAGACCTCATTAATCACCCAGGTCAAGTAGAAAAATGCACCATACAACCTAGTTCCCCCTTTTATAGTATACCCCTCCGAAAAATCATTAATTACAGACTGTTCGAAATCAATATTGTTCGACCCATCATTTTTAATCTTGAGTTCGCCATCGGCCATAGGATTCAAATAAGTAGGCATGCAAAATGGATAGACGCCAATAGAGCTATTTATAGCTACAATTTTATCATTGATCCCTGCTCCAGGTCCATTGATCCGGATCGACTTATGCGAAATAAACTTTGAATTTACCGTCGTGGTGAATACTTCAGCAATTGTCTTATCCCTCATCAGATCAGCGACGATTGAATTGTCAATCGTCAAATAACCTTCATATTTGCTTCGAGCGGAAATATCGTACTCCAATTTTGCGCGCTTCCAGGACATACCCAGCAGCGAAATATTCACGTCGATGGACTTTCGGCCAAGCCGGTTCTCCAGGAACCGGCCATAGCCCAAAGCCATATCATTTTTCTCCGTCGGCGGAAAAGTCACCGGATAAGTGTAGGAGCCTTTCAGAACTGTCTCCTCATTGAATGTCGTTGCAACAAATTCAACGGTCAATTTACTATCTGGAGAAACATCCAGCGCCACGCCGTTATCCGTAATAATTGCAAATGGTAGAGTCATGCTATTTGATTAGCGGTTTAAACTTCGCCCAGGGAAATTGCTGCCCCGGATCAGGCTTTCTTCCTGGAGCGATATCCGAGTGGCCAATGATTTCCCGAATAGGATAATTAGCAATTAAAGTTTTGCAAACTTCAATTGCCGCATTAATCTGAACATCGGTGTATTGTTGCATGCCGGTGTTCTGCAGCTCGATTCCGATGCTATAAGAATTTAATCCGGTTAAGCCCCTCCATTTGCTCACTCCAGCATGCCAGGCTTTTTGATTGAACGGTACCAGCTGAGTGACCACGCCATCCCGGCTAATATGCAAATGCGCCGATACCTGGCTTTGCGGATCAGTCATCCAATTGATTGCACTAGTCTCATTTGGCGCTGCATCATAATGCATCACGATGTAGATTGGGGAGATAATACTTCCTTTGTTTGGAGTCGAACGGAACCCGACTTGAGTTCCGTCGCTGTTGTATAATAAGTTGTTTTTTACTTTCATTGTTCCCATTTATTGACCAAGTATGCCGTCGGCACTCGCACCGACGGATTTCTGTAATTCTTTTATTCTATCTTTTGCTGTCATACCTCCCCCTTTCTATTTCCAAGTATGCCGTCGGGATGCGCCCCGACGACTCTTTGAATATATTGTATTGATTCTTTCTTTGTCATGGTCTATATCAATTGGTTTTCACTCGTGTCCCCTGTGAATGTAGCCATATTAGTCTTAACGCCACGATACGAGGTATTTTTGAATACCAAGTCATTATGTGTGCCTTTCATATCTAGATCGGCACTTGTCGATCTCCTGATCTTGTTCCCGTCAAAATAGAAATTGTCGGAATTTCCTTGCAGAATTATGCCCTTAGCGTTGTCAACTAGAGAATTGTTTTTAAAATCAAAATCTCGTGAGTTTGTTCCATCAACCTGAATACCCGCTATTGTAGAAGCTTTGATTAGGTTGTTATTGAAAGAGTTATCATAACTTCCTCTTGTGTCTCCTTGTATAGCATAAATTCCATAACGATTATTGATAAAAATATTACCACTCACATCACATTCTCGAAGATATTTATCAGCAAAGAAACCTCCATTAATATTGCTATACACCGTATTATTTGTCATTTTAATACGTGTATTTCCCCTAAGTGCTATTCCGTTCCATTTGCCATTTCGAACGGTATTAGAGTCAATAATTGATCCTCTTGCAGGTTGAGTGGTCTGTCCGCTGAATATACCCTGATCCTCAATAAATATTCCGTTTTGTCCACATTTTTCGACCACATTATGCGATACAATAAAATTTTCATCGAAAAAAACACCCGTACCTATGCCGATTCCGCTACCGCCTTGCATTTCCGGTGCCCCATTAGCTAACCATAAGCGACCGCACTCAATCACATGGTTATTTGTGATCGTTACTCCGTGAAGATAGTCTATCCCTAATCCAGTAGCAGGAGTTCCTTGCAATACCAAGTTTGTAAAATCACAATCTACGACAGAATGGAAGTTAAAAGCCTTCATATCTGTAGAATACACACCATCAGCAGGGTTAAGATCATAACCATCTACCGTAAAATCCCTGTATCTACAGTTTTTTATAGTAATATCCAAATTGTCGAACAGAGAAAATCTTTTAGTAGTTCCTACCATTCTCAATATTGATTTACCTCCACCATATCCTATTAAATCGACATAAGATTTCAACGGAATACGATCTTGGAAGTTGTACACGCCAACAGGTAAGATAATTGTACCTCCGCCATGTCGATTAACATAATCTACCAAATCTGCTAATGCTGGGGAGTTGTTGGCGTTATCCATACTAAGACCATATTCATCAGCATTGTAGTGATGCTTGCTAAGCTTAGCATTCATGTTGATAAAGCCAACCCTTTCCTTTATCTCGTCGACCCTTTTGAAAGACCATCCTAAATTTTCTGTACCGTCAAAATCAGCCCCATTACTTTTTTTGATATTAACTGTTACCTGATATCCCGATTTAACAAAAAGAGAATGTGACTTCCGAGATAGGGTAGCCTCTGTGCTTACAACTCCATTCCAAACCCAAACGTCGAACGAAAAGGCTGAACCAATGTCAAAAGTTAAAAAACCACCTTTACTTCCCATATCATATAGAAATGACTTTCTATTATTTGCAGGTACAAATGCCTTGTTGGAGTTATAATATCCATTATCGAATGATTTCTGCACTAACTGTTGTGCCCTATCTTTTGCCGGCCGGATGAAATCTTCATAGTTAGCAGATAATCCTGTCACTGACAATCCGATCTCAGGAAAAGAAGAAGGATTAATAACTTTCGAATGATCATCAGCAATTACAAATAGCCTCAAATAATAACTGTCATCTAATTGAAATAATTGTGACTGTGCAGAATTATAATATCCTATCAAATTTTGCGTATTTGCTTCTTGAGATCGATATATCCTAACGCCTACTTTGTACCCAGCATTCACAGATACTGTTATTTGTTTGCCCGTATTTTTAAAGTAAGAAGAGTATATCGCATAAGCACTTGTAGTGGTTTCTTCTGTGGATGGATCAGGAAATCCATTTTTCCAAATTTCAGTTTTACTTTCATAAGGAACAGCACCATACACACTCGAAAACATCCCTCTACTGTCTTTAACTTCATTAAAGCGAGTCACTAAAAAAGAATTATCCAAATCTGCATCTATTATGGCTGTACTGCCAACATTTCTGGCGACAATTCTAAAATATCCGAAACCTTTATCTAATGTGACCGTTTTTGTCCATCCTAAAGTATCAAAGGTGTTGTATTTAAACTTTTTACTCACATCAAAAACGATAACAAACATTTCTTTTGTTGTTGTAATAGTTATCTTTTGATTTTGCAATTGAATAAAGCCAGTTCTCATTCGGGGCTGCGCAGATGTATAATCCACTTCAACTCCTTGAAGGGTTAAACCACCCTTTACTAGTAATGGAATATTGTCAACACCTACTTCTTCTCTATTTTGCTTCACTGCAATATAGTTATTATGAGTTTGAACTATTGTGGGCTCAACGTGTTTGTACACTGCATCCTGGCTTGTAGCTTCTGTTCCTCCCTCGACTACTTCGTCGGAAATTGGGGTTACAGGCAAAGGCACACTGCTTCCTAAGCTCCAGGCTGTACCGTTCCACCAGTTAGTATTTTTCTTTCCTGCAGGTGCTTCCCATGCCGTACCCGTAGCAACAGGGGGTTCAGCAGATGTTCCATTTACAAACCACCCTTGCACATCTTCCATTTTCCTGTTTTGACCAGCAGGTCCAGGGCGTAAAATTGTAGCTGTGGCAGAGGTCGCTCCTCCTTTAATTGTTTTGACCTGTATCGATGCTTCAATAGTTGCATTCTTTACTTGTTGAGCCATATCCGCGACAACTTTTGTTCCTGCGAAAACGGAAACTTTATATGATTTTGCCATTATTATTTAGTTACAATTCCGGTTAATATTAATTTTCCTTTGACGAACGTTGTCCGCTCGGAACCATCGATCACTAGAATGTCATAGAAATACATATCCCGTTTTAGATCAACCGTATTCAACCCAAAGTTCATCGTCAAAATAGTTGGTTCGATTTTTAACCCACCATTTTCAATAGTCATTTCGAGGGCGATATCGGCTTGATTCAAATCGCTTTTGAATTGCACTCGAACTTCTTTTCCTGTCAAACTAAAAGGCACGATTTCGCCTGTGCCCTCCTCGACCACTTCCCATCCCCAAAATTGATATTCTTCAGTAGTCCCACGGACGAGAGTAATATCAAACTCATTTAGATCTATATTATAGTCCATATCAATATTTATTTATCAAAAAATTGTTCTTGAGAATGTTGGCTGCTGATTTCGAATGACAACGCATAAAGCCCATTTCCGTCTTGCGACTCATCAATGGATGATGATGAAATGTTGATTGGCCACCATTCCTTGCTGATCAGAGCCAATTTCCAGCGGCTCAAGATAAAATCACGGAAACTGATAATTTCATTCCTAGATTTATATCCAGTACTGATTTTCTCTTTGTTCTCGAGCACGATATCCAAATCAATATTTTCACCTTTCTTCAGATCAAAGTTTCCAGTCTGGGAAATGATGGCATTGCTCTTTTCAATTTCGTATGAAATAGCTTTTTTACCTGAAGTGTATAAAGTCTTAGGTGATCCGACGGAATTTTGAAAAAGAAAGACGCGTTGATATTGGTGAAGCGTGTCATCAACATCGAATTGTTTTACGTCTGAAATCTTTTCACCATCGACCTGCAGCCAAACTTTATACGACACGATATCCAGTTCCGGATAGTAGTTATTTGCATCTATCTGAGCAAGTCCAACCGGAATAATTACCTTCTCAAATTGTTTAATTTCGGCAATAGAATACGCTGTAAATGAGAATGCCGTGCCATTGTTATAAACAACTTCAGCTTCCACTTTTACTTCCGTATATGTTTCATTCAGATTGAACCATGACAACCAATTCGGTTGATCCGGAATAACTTTCCTTTCCTGGGCTGTATTTAGAAACCGAGAAACTCCATTTTCAGAAATTGATTCTTCAAAACTTAAATTTTGCATGTCCTTTGGAAGACCACCATAAACGCAAATAAATTGATCAGTAACTACCGAAGTTCTGGGAGCTTGAGGTTCACCGAACAATTCGCTCGCTCGCAAATAAAATCGTTTAACAGATTTACTTTTTATGATATGGGAATCCTCCACAGATAGAACGTCGGCACCATCACTTAAACATAATGAAGATAGAGGCTTTGAGAAATCCCAAGAAGCATTGCCATTAGTATCCGGAACTAAAGCAGCGGAAACAATGGAGTGCTCCGCCAACAAGGGATCGATTGCTATAAGCTCTACAAAAATTTTAAGATTAGGTGTATAAGTTTTTGACACTGGCGTTTGAGTCGTCTCAATAGCCACAGGGAGATCAGTGGTAACATCTTGAATTTGCGCATCTAAAGAAGCATCATTCTCAATAGATGTAAACTTAATTTTCTGCCCATCGATTTCTCCGTTGAATAGAGATGATAGGTTAAATGCATTCAGTATTGCATTTTTAACTTTTATCAACCAATCTTGTTTTGTTTCAGTTGGCCCGATGCGATGAGGAATTTGAAATTTGTTAATAGGACTAGCATATTCACATGAGAACTGAAATTGCGTTTGTTTTACAATTAAAGAGAACGACCAATCAAGATAATAATAATAAGTTTTGTCAGGTGTATGAAGTTCATAATCAACTATGTTATCAACTTGGCTAAAATCTAACGAAAATTTGAATGGCTGACCTACCTCCAAAATCACCTGATCAGTATGGAATTCAAAAACTACAGGATTTCTAGACCAGGAAACTTTATTGGGTTGCTTAACTATTGAAATTGCCATATCACAAAGATGGCTCTCCAAATAAATTCAGAAACGACAATTGATTGATAAAACGAACCTGGAAACTTGGCCGTTAAAGAGTAGGAATTTCCCCTGATTCGATCAACTCTATCATTACATCAGCTTCATCACGGGATAACCAAGAGTTATTATTGAAATGCACACGCTAGCCTTCAGTAGTCATCGATATGCTAGTTACAAAGTACTTATTGATATATACGTGGAAATATCCACCCATGAGTGGTGATATTTTTACAACTTGTGCAACGCCATCAACTTCAAAACCTTCAAATGTCATTTGACAATTATACTAATAATATTAGTTTTTCATCAAGAGAGTAAATACGGTAAATGAAAAAATACATAAAAAAAGCCGGTGATATCTCATCAGCGGCTTAACTAAACAAATTAAAAAAAGAAATTACAACCTTATACTATCCCTTATTCCTAACTCAGCGTAATATCCATAATGATTTTCACCAATCGGGCCTATCGAATCACCATTCCAAATTTGTGGATCAAACATAAAGGGTTCCTGCCCCGGTACTGAAGGAACAGATCTCAATCTGTAAAAATATAAATATAGCCTATCTAAAACGCTTTCAGCTTTATCAATAATTTCAGTTTTCATACGCATATTGTCCAATGGCACATATTGCACACATACAACAAGGCCTTCTTTAAGCCAAATATTACCATTTGCATTATTCTTTTTCGGGCTTTTGGCATAAGGAGGGACAAGCAAAACCATACGATCTCCGATATCCTGTAAAATCGCTGCAGCTTCATCTGCACTGCAATCAAAAATAGCTGGAGCTTCTTCAGTGTGCAGAAGATCACGATCCGCTATTGCGAATGCTGTAATGAGCTCCATGTACCGAGTTAAAGTCATTTTCTATTCTTCTTGATTTCTTTAAATTTAATCTGACCACGTTCTAGGCTCATGAGCGTAGTATGTACAAACTCATTTTCCAATGTTTCTGCTGTGCGCCCTTTTTCCCCTACAAGGTCGTCAAAAGTTCCTAACCAACCATAACGAGGCACTTTCTGTTTCGGCGTGTCAATATTTTGATTCTTCTTTTTTGGGAAAATATGAGGGTAACTGTCAAAAGCTTTCCATCTGGAAGCTAGATAGTACAAATAAATACCGTCTTTAATAGACAGATCAAGATCCTTAAGTTCTTCAGCCCGGAATTCAGTTAAATTAGAATTGAACTTTTCGCGTAGATCTCCGCAATATTCTACATTCCCAATCTCATGTGCAGCACCCTTACCTTCTGGCCTATACAACACTGAAATCAACTTATTCAAGGTTTCAGGTTTCTTATGTTCCCAGTACTGAAGAAAGTATGTTTCAGCCATCACGAATTCGCCAAACCGCATATTCCCTAATAGCGGATCAGGACCCAAATAACGGATATAGTTATGTGTAAATTCCGGAAGTATGTTGATTGATATCTCCACTTTGTTAAATACCCATTCAACCAATTTAAATGCTTGCTGGAGGTGTGGCAGATCAAATCGGTCAATTCCATCTTTTGCGCTAAAGGCCAACAAATACAATACTCTAACCAATTTATCACTGACCGTCATTCGAGGCAGTTCCTTGAGATATAATTGAGCAAGATTCGGATATATATTCAAAGGGACTTCATCCCAGCTCTGAGGGACATCGGCCACCCACTCCTGATCAGCGCCGGTTATTGTTAGTTTTTCCATTTTTATCGTTTAATGTTTCAGGTTCTTCAGGTAGAGGACTACATAAATACTCTCTCTCAAATTCTTTTTGACTTTTAAGTGAAGTCTCAGCAAACGTTGATTCTAGGTTTGGATGATCATTCAGAAAAAGCTGCTTCTTGATCTTAGGTACTTCTTTTGCAATTTCTAACCATCCTGATCTCATCATTGACTGAGCATCTAGAGCATCAGAAATATGTAATTGAAAATCTTCCGTTATTGTTGATTTATCACTTATATCGATTCCAGGGATAACATGAATTTTATAATCGAAGGCAGGTAAAAAGCTGCCTGCTTTCATCCTATCTCTCAAAACCAATCGCCCGAATATTAAATTTATTCCCGGATTCGCTGGATCAAATGAGACTACGATCCGCATTTCATAACAACGAAGTTCCCTGGCTTTTTCAACATATTTCAAAAGGTCGTGCAATCGGACAGCTATTGGTACATTCTCTCTAAATACCTCTTCAAATCTATATCTCATAATCAACTCCTTTCACGGCTAAAATAGCCATCTCTTTAACCCAATAGGTTGTCATAAATTCACGATACTTTATTCCTTTCTCTTGTAACCAATCTGAATAGGTCTTACCAACACCACGTTCCAAAGTTAATTCAGCAATCATCTTGTCGATATCATATTGCGTTTTACCTTCGTATCCTATTTTCTCAATAAAAAACTCAGTAAAAGATCTACTTGCAATTTCTTCGGATTGTAGCCACGCATCAACCACTTTTCCACACGATATGGTATTCGCCAGTACTGGACCACACATGGCCATTGCTTTACAAAATTTCATCATAGATTCCCCAGCCAATGAAGCTGATCCTCCTAGTAATGAAATCTCTCTAGCATTCTTTTCAGAAGATTCAATCATTTGTTTTTTAAGCAGCCCCATATTTTCCCAGAGATAAAATGGCGTAGCTTTCAATTCTGCTAAACTCAAGGAATTAACCAAAGAATTATGATATTTAGCATGCTCATAAGCATTTTGATCTTTTTCTAAAAAGAAGAAATAGCCCTCTTCCCAATAACTTGATGTCCTAAAAGCAAAAAACTCCTCTACGGAACACTTTACACCGTCTTCCAAGAGAATTTCCCCATCCAGGATAGTCTTCCATTTGTGCGATTGAAAGTATTCATGGCTGATTTTAGAGCCATCTTTCATAAACTGCAAAGCTTCCTCCTTGTTCATCTCATGCTTTTTATTTAAATAAGCTTGTAACCTTTTTCCAAACAGCCGACCATCCTACATTTGAAAAAACCAAGATTAAAACTATCGCCACGACTACTCCTCCAACCGCGAACCACCAGGAAAACCATTTATCGACTTTAGCTCCAGCATCCACGTGTACCTGCTTATTGAGATTAGTCGAATCCTGGACATGTCCCGAATTACTGGAGGTGTTTTTTATATAACTTGAACCAGTGGCCGAGGAATCTTTTGTGGTTCCGCTGTAAAGCAATACACCGTCTTTGCCTTTAGCATTGATATTTCCATCTTTATCGATGTTGAACTCATCAAAACCTCTTGCTTCAAGCGCAACTGAACCAGTGCTATTTTTAACAGTGTAATTTCCCTGCAGTGTAGAAGCATTCGCTATATGCCAGGAGCTATCTCTGCCAGCAGAAAAAAGGGTGCTCTCCGTTTTCTTACGAAACAGATTGCACCCAGTCAGGGATAGTAATAGAAGAATGAAAGAATAAAGCCTTACCATAACTTGATCAAAAGAGGGTGGCCAACCAAAAACCACCCTCACGCATTTATACCAGGAACCATTAATTTAACATTGGGAACCAGGAGCAAAATTTGTTCTTAATTTCACTCCCGGATCAGATTTGCAATAAATCACCAACAATAACAAACCTATATTGTAAGAAACAATTCACGCTCCCTCAAGCGTCTACGTTTCAAATGTCCTAATTCCCTATTAAATCTCATGCGACACTTTTCGGTTGGAATTTCTAGTATTGCCTCGGCTGCTTTGAAATAATCTTCGTTATTTAAATGACCGAGCAATTTGGACCGGTTGAAGGCTAAACCTCGGATACTATAAACGATTGATACCAAAGTATCAAACTGATTCTGTGTCAACCGAACATCCACATGGGAATTTACTATCCTGGAAGGAGAAATAAGCGAATATTTAAGGAGCTCGCTCGCTTCAGCTTCATCCTTTATACGGTCCCCCTGGCGTACTTTGTGACCGTCCGGCCATCTTACGGTACCATAGCCCAAAGTCCACACACCGAAATTATCTAAATAAGCATTGAGCCTAAGCTCCTCAAATCCCTTGACGAGTCTCAGCGCGTTTTGCGATATCTTCATAAAAGGCTAATTTTTGTTCGTACTTCAATTTTGTTGTCTCCAAATTTTTGATGGACAACTGGCAGGCTGCTAGTTCTGCAGAGAGCGAATTTGTTAGGCTATTGGCTTTATTTAAAAGTGCTATATACTCTTGCTCCCTTTTCAGAGCCGTTTCTATTTGATCCTGAAGAAAACCAATTTGCGTGCGTTGATCATTGATCATTTCCCCATAAGTTTTCCGCACTTGTTCGTCAACAGTCGCATTTGTCTGCTCAATCACAGCATTTGTCTGCTTTTTACTCGTCCAATAGGTTACGATTGTCGATAAAACTCCAGAGCTAATTACAGCTAGAAGAAGCTGCATAAGTGAGAATTGCTCGTTTTCCATATTACATTCCAAAAATTCCGCTTTCAGGTTTATTAATTACTCTATAACTCATTTCCGTTTCAACATCCCTCACGTCAGGGAAATCCGCCACATTCGCGTCGATGTAATTTCTTGCTTCGTCTAAATACTTATTACCATCATTCGTAAGTTGCTCGATCATCTTTTCTCGTTCACTATCGCCTCCCTTTTTACGGGCATCTTTCAAGGTCACGTAATAGGTATATAGATTTATCTGAACGCCTAAATCAGTCACTTCAATCGCTCGCTCAACGATACCCTTGGCCACAGTTAGCAATACGATACCTGGTATCAGAAAGCGCTCCAGCAGAATCTTCTCTTTGGTAGCGTACCCGGATAATTGTTTTTCCTTCAGTTTCAAAAAAAGCGGTTCGCTTATTTTTGGCCGGACATCGTTCCATTCAACACGCTTCATAATGTATCGAAGTGTCAAATAGGTCATCCGGTTAGCATTAATCTGATAGTTTTCAGAAAAGATCTCAGCAGTTTCGACAAAGAATTTCTTTTGTTCAAAGTAGGCGTCACTTTCTACCCAAATTGGAAAATCAGATAGGTTTGCTTCCAGATACTTGAGCAGCTCATTGAGTGCATTAAATCCATCACTTGCAAATTGATACTTCAAATTATCAATCTGCCACTGAAAGGCCGTCTTTTTAGTTTCATTCGTGGAAATAGTCACGCCACTATCTCCAATACTTACTTGAACTTGATCGATACCATTCATGAAAGTAATATTGGCAATCGCATCTTGGACGATTTCCATCACCGGCCAATACTTTTCATCCATTAGCTGGTACTGGGTACCGGAATCTTTGATTTTTTTCTTCTCCGCTTCAGGTTTAGACTCTAGTGCAATCAACGCAGCAGCATACTTCTGAGTCAACTCGTTATAGAATTCATTACCAAGTAAAGGCTGTATCTGGGAGCGTTCTGTCCGGCTGATCTGAGGACGAATTTTGGATAACTCAAACGTACCATTTAACGTTACCTTTTGCTTGATCTCATTGATATCTGAAAATAGTCTCATGAATTACCTCCTTAACTAACAATTTTACTTCCCTTACCTGTATCCGTAGTAGTCAACACTTTATCTAAGGTCAAAAGCGTCATATCAGGATTCCAACCGTTGTAATCCCGGACAAACTCAAACATTTGATAGATGATAGCGCGATCAGCAGCGTTTATCGCGTTCATTACTAACCAGGACTCCCGGATATCGGACCCTCCCTGGTTGGCTCCTCCATATGATCCGCCTGGCATACCTAGACCGAATATTGCCGGGTTCACCAACATTGAGAATAAAATCTCTGCATTAGCTGCAGCTCCATCAGGCAGATAAGCGTCAGACTTTAGCTTGTCATCTATCGCGACGATTTCGATACCAGGGATACTTGTTCCGTTGAGTTTGTTGACATCGAAGAATGAAACAAATGTTTTCATCGCATTTTCTGTACCGGTTAAGTACTTGTCCATTTCATCGTACTGATCATTTACCGCCTTTGTCCTTTCAGCTTCACCCATTGATGCCCATTTCGGATATTTGGTTAACCAGTAAGACATGGAAATCTTTACGTGATACTTAATAGCTGCTTGATTTCTAAAGATTGCACGTTTATAGGAAGGAATCGAGTTGGATATCTCCAGCCATCCATTAGAACGGACACCGTCCCAGTGAGCAAGGGAATAGTAATCAAACTCCGGATCAGGATAATACGTAGGGAATACGTAATTATGACCTTTCTCAACATATTTGATGCGATCAACTTCCGAAAACCAGTCTCGTGAATCGATCACATCGAACTCGTCAAAATCATCTGCAGGAGAAGGAAAGTTTGCAGATCGCATAGCCTTTTCAATTCGTCCACTATTTTCATTGTAGGGGCGATATCGAAATTTTCTAGCTTTATCATGTCCGATCCGCACAATTTTTGAACGATCTTCATTCAGCATTAAAAGCGGAAATGAGTTTGCCAATGCATTATAATCCTGAATAATTGCCAGCCGGGTAACATCGAAATTCGAGCGCTTAAAGAAATCGCGTACATCCTGATCCTTTACAAGGTCATATTTCATTTGATTGTTGTCGTCTAATTCTCTAGGAATAGCCGGAACGACCATTTGACCGAACAATTTTAGATTCAATAGCCTCAGCGCGCTCATGGCTACGCCGCTTTTGCGCACCATGGCCCACATTTCATCCGGAAACTTATCACTTTTCCCCCAGGGCACCCAATCGCGTCCCCCGGAAAACTCATTTTTATTTGGAAGGACAGTGGAAAAATTTGCTATGCCTGATTCCCCGGATTTACCAGCTGAAGCATTTGTTAGAACTACAGAGCTTCCTTCTCTGAAAGAATATAGCGGAAAACCATCACTGGAAAATTGTGTATGCCTAGTACTCATTTGAAAACGCGTTTGCCATTTATTTCGAAAACTAACTGGATATGAAAAGCTGACTTGATACCTGATTCCAGGTTAACAATACCACGCATTTCATTTTCTCTAACTGAATATGGCAGGCCGCAAATCTGCGCCTTTTCAATCGTTTGCCATTGCCCTCCAGTTCCACGCTTGCGATCGCATTTCAAAAAAGTTATTGATAGCGTTTCGTCTGAAGACTGATATCGGCAGCGATCCAGTATCTTGAGCATTTCCGTGTAAGAAATTTTATCCATGCTCAAAAATCTATTTAATAAGTCCATTAGAAACGACAAGAACATATTTCAACTGATTTTCAACCTGTTAGTATGAATGTTTCAAAAAACTTTACCAAAAACATAACAAAACCCTATAAATCAATAATTTAAACAATTTATTTTTTCCAAAAATCATTAAAAGTGTCGACTTGAAGCCCGCCGTGCCCTGTCCAAAAAGGGCAATTGCCATTTGCACCCCCACGGAATATGATTTTGATACCGGGAGAATAGCGCAACAAAAAAGCCGCTTAAAGCGGCTTTTTTATCGTTTAACAAGCATAATGTCGGTGAACTTTGAATTATAGCTAGGATTATTTGCATGGGAAATAGCTATAGCATGTTCGAAAGGGTTAGCCCCAGGAACCTTCTTAGATATCCATTCACATAGCTCTACAACATTAGATTTATTGGAGGTAAAATAGAAGTATTGCTCAACGTCCAGCACATCCAATACATCTAAGTAATCAGATAATTTCCAATGTGATGATTTGTAGCTTGAAACATCTGTAGATAAGTAAGGCGGATCAACGAGAAATATAACATTATCCTGATCGCGATAAAGTTCAAATAACTCTTTGTAATCCATTGAGACACTTTGGACACCATCTAAATAACCAATCGCATTATAAGGTGTTTCTCTGAGCGTATTGTAAAATACCTGTCTTGTTAATTCATCATAGCTCAGTGCATAATTCATTGCAAAGAGTAAATTAGACGATAAGGTGATATAATCAACGTATCCGAAACGCTTTTCTTCTGAAGACACTCTATCTAATATTGACTGCCTTCTTTCAAATGGTATAGCTTTATCTTTAGGAAGGTCACAGATTAGATTTCGTATATCTTGAATCAGCTTATTGGTTTTAGGAATCCACGTAATCCTTTTGGAGAAATCATCATAATCATTGTATATGACTTGCGCATCCGGACAATGCTGTTTTACTGTATGGCTCAATAAACCACTTCCCCCAAACAAATCCACATAAGTGGCATTAGGATCACAGCTCTCGAGCTCAATTTTAAATTTTGTAAGGAATCTTCTTTTTTGTCCCATGAACGGCAACGGCGACGAATTGTAATTTTTACTTGCTTTCATATATATTTTATTAAATTTGTGCTCTCACAATCAAAAACTTTATTGCATAACTCTAACATCGCGTCAGATTATACCCCTCGACACGTCGGTGTGTTATGCACTGTATGGTTTTTGATTGTGAGAATTTCGAAGGCAAGTCGAGGGGCTTCTTTAACTTGAAGACCTAGATGGCAGCCACAATCCCTGGCTACTTTCAATAAGATGTGAATATTTGAAGTATCCGATCATATCCATGGCATCGCCCTGGTGTGTGGTGTACCGCTGATCGACGTGTGTCTTACGTTCATCGGTCTTTATTTTCTCCGGACCAAACTTACCCTCTTTGGCTGCAGAGTTGTTGATCGACTCGATGAGATACTTACACTTTGTCCGGTTCCATTTGAATATCGGTAGCAATGGGTGATCATTACGCATCGCAATAGACCAGAACTTATACTTATCCGAGTGCTCAGGTGCTGCACCATAATATTGCTGATCCACATCCCAGCCGTTCTTCATAAGCACCTCGATAACGATATCAGCATAAGTTTTCGGTGAACGGCCGTCCTTACCGATCGCTGTCTGATCATACCAATACGAAACGTGCTTAGTGGGATGAGGCTGATAGTAATCGCACCAGCGCTGCACAAGTACTTCCAGCATTTCTCCAGCTTCTTCAGGCGTAATCGAGGAAAGGAAATTGCATTCGTTCAGGAATGTCTCCTGAGCCGTGACTATACAACAGAACTTTCCATAGTCCAGGGCTATATCCAGTGGTGTGCTGGGTATGATATCGGTCACCTCACGGCAATCCAATTTTTCAAACTTAGTCCGATCATAACCAATAACTTCATCTACTAAGCCCCTTAAATAATCATTATCGAAAGCATCATAACAAAGATGCCGTTCATTGAATGCCGGATAGAATCCCCCACCTACAGCCCGGGGCCGAATATTCTCTATCTCGATATCATATTCATATTTGGACATGATACGACGCTGCATCTTAAAATAGTTATCAGGAAGATTCTCTGCATTGATCCGGGTGGGCGCGCGTAAATAAAATACCTCATCCGGGGTGGTTAAAGCTGCTTGCTCATAGGTGTAGATGTGCTTACCTTCTTGAGTTCTTGGAATGGAGCTCACATATACCTGAGACAGCCACCGCTTCTTATGTTCAAAATGAGATTTCCCTCCGCGAAGAGTAGCATAGGTCTCAGCCTGAAATTTAACTGGATCAAGCTCACAGTATTCATCCGCTAATCCGGAACATGTATTGATACCCCTGGAAGAAACATCTTGAGATAGCATTACCCATACAGCTCCAGTCCACCAGGCGATTGTTTTCCCCCAATCCAAAGGTGGTTCATAAGGTAGGTTGTACTTCTTCCAGATCGGCTTTTGTCCGATCGTAAAGTGTATACCATTCTTATAACCCAAAGTCTCCAGAGAAAGAATAGTGGACGGCAAGGTCCTAGTCAAAATCTGCTGATAAGTTCGACCCTGAAGAAAATTTGTTGACCGGGGCATATCGCATGCTGTTTCTGACATTTCATCCGCGAGAACAGTCGACTTGCCCACAGCCCTGGCTCCCTCCAATACTTTAATTTTTTGTGGTGCTGTCCGGATCAGGATCTGCGCAAGATTACGACGTACCTGAAGTTTAGGTTTCGAAATCTCAACCATTGTTATTCTCCTCCCCAATCACCTGAGCTTCTTCAGACATGCTATTTAAGATATCGCCAAGATCGATCACTCCACCGGCGTGAATCTTTTGCAATGCACGCTGAGCTGTCTGATAAAGTGAAATAATGACTTGGTGCTGCTCGATCTGATCAGCGATCAATGCCCCTGCTTCATCGTTGACTCCAGCAGCCCTCAGCTCTTTGGCAATTTCCTTTAAGGCCATCGCATTGTTTTGCTTTTTAGCCATAATTCGGGCATCGAGAAGAGTCTCAATCACAATGTGGTTGATGACATCTGCCTTCATACGGCCAACCGATCCAAAAATTTCCAGGGCGTCATTGATATATCGCCGAGCTGTTGAATTGGATATCGGATTATCACGAAGGCTTCCTAGCTTTTTGAGAACGGTTATAGTTTCGGTCATCGAGCTGTAGTTCCTGAATAATGTATAAGCATCCACATACCACTCAAGCAATTTGGTTTGCTTAGCAGTGAGATCGGACTCTTTTGAATCGGGATCTTTAAGATAGCTCAGGATATCATCCTTATTGGAATCTATTGAAATTGGTTTAGCCATTTAGGACCTCCAATCTTTTTTTGACCAGATCCAGTTTAATTTGGTTAAGCTGAAAGCGAGAAAGCACCTTTGCTTTTTGGTGTCCATCGGTTAAGGTTTCAAGCTTCTTTTTATCCTTCGAGATATTGGGAGGAATATTCTTGAGGTGAGCAAGCAATTTATCAAGCGGTAATTCATTGATTTCCTCCTGAATAGACTTCGCTTTCTCTACCAAAATTTTACCTGATTGCTTGTATTCGTCAATGACAGCCCAACAAGCGTTCACCTGCTCATGATCATTCAGCAGTGTCTCCGCCATTGCAAGCCTCTTGTCAGGATCATCCGTAAAACCAATTTCAATAAACAATTGCTGTGAACGTCGGTAATGCATGTTTTTCCTCCGGACTACTTCTTTGATCTTTTCCGGAAATAAAAAGTAATCGTCATTCAAAGCAGCTTTGGCAGGGATATCAAAAAACTCCAATGGGGCAATGGTCGATTTCTCTACTGTATCAGAGGCAATCTTGACATCGGATGGGCGATCCTCCTGGGCAAGCTTCTTCAGCTCCTCAAGTAACCGGTTAAAATGAAGCGGTGATGATCCGCTTCGAAAAAAAGAGATCAGAACTTTGCTCGAGGCAAATTTTTCGAACAACACGCGACCTTCCTCATAGCTGCGATGCGAGTTTTCTAAATACCTTTGAATAACGGAAATTGCCATAAATCAAAGGTATTTGAGCCAATTTTAGCTAAAACGACACTTTCGGCTTATAGATATAAACCATTACATTTGAGTCATTTAAAAAAGCTGGTATCTGCAAGTAATCAAGCGCCTCAATAACATCTATACTCTCCCAATTATTATCTTTTTGCCAATAGATATTCACTTGAGCTTCGATCTCATCACGCTCCATCAAAATATTCTCACCTTCAGTTCGTACCGGCACATAAAACTTCTCCTCCAGGATATTGATAATCTTTACAATCTTATCGTTCATATTATATGTATTTACAAAAAAGGCTCTTCAACAAGAGCCTTTTTATTTCACGCATTAAAAATATACTATTATGGACCAACCGGTTCCAATAGGATTGGCGGTTCATAAATCGCCGGTGGAATTGGTGATTTTGAGATATAGGTCTGCACCAAAGTATTCGGATCCTCAATCAACTTACCAGTACCGCCTTCCGCCGTCTCCAGTTGAGCCGGGAATTGTTTTGTACCCAAAACCTTTGCAGTACCATTCTGCTCAATGGCAATAAATACCATTCGTCGATTGGCTGTTGATGCAACAAACCCGGAGATTGTAGCATCATTTTTTGGATAGGATACTTCCATCGAGTTCTGGAATGACTTTCCATCACGGGCGCCGATCAGCGAATACTTCAGCTCACCAGTTTCTAAAGTAACGTATAGCTTCTTAAAGGACTTACCGGTCTTAAATTTGAAATCATCGGCAGCCTTTACAGTAACCAAATCTTCAAAGTCAGTAGCGGTTTCAGTCACAATTTTTGAAAGCGCAGCGGGCCACGTTTCTATATCTTCAGTAAAAGCGTAATAGACCTCACCTGCTACGCCACCAGGATTGAAAACTCCCTGTTGAAAGACAATATCTTTCGCGTTCAACCCCATTAATAAAACACCAGCGCTTTTTAACGGGACAAAAGAGCCGATAAAGATTGCAGAAGCAAACGCCAATCCAACAGCATTATTCCCGGTCGCTGAAGCAATGGTATTGCCAATAAAAAGGGAAACCATGATCAAGCATAGCATCCCAACAAAAAATTTAATTGCACTGTACATCAATTAGTCCTCCTTTACTTCTTTTAAAAATCCTACACCAAGTTTCAACAAGCGACCAACCAAAT